CAATAGTTTCTTGATATTCGTTAGCGATGATGTTTGGAATTGTTGTAGATGACTGAGTTGGCTTTAAACTGTAAAGAGCATAAAGAGTTTCTGTTGCTTCGGGTGTTGGGGCAACCAAAATTGTTTCTTGATCTTTCTGGGTGTAATACTGAACCTTGCCTTTACCATAAACATTAAATATAGATTGAGAACCTATCTGTGCTTTTGGTTCAATTGGCTCTAGTTTTTTTTGTGATGTGATTGTAATTGAACTATCAGATCTTGATCTAAATATATCAATAATATGGTTGAGCTCTGATCCTGGTGGGATATCTAAATCACTAGAACTATATTCATTTACATTTGCTGCCACAATAAACGGTGAGAGCTCTTGCATATAAATATCAGTATTAATACAGAAATCTATAAGTGTATTTCTTAACTCATCAATAATAATAAACTTAGGACAGTTAGGAGCTTCTCTCCTTACCTTCGGTACTAAAGTTTCTAATTTCTTTGATACTGCCATCTATTATGTGTCCTGTGCAGGAGTTGCGGGTCTAGGTTGTGATCCGGCATCTGCCTGAGTTTTAATGCCTAAAGCATTTTGGAAAGCTGCATAGTATGAGGTTGACTTTTGTAAGTCGCCTGCAAACTCAGAATCTTTCTGATATGCCCTGTAAAGCATATAGTCTAAGATAGCATTAGCGTAGGTATCATCCAAGCCTATTACATCAGTATCTGTAGAAAAATTACTGATGGTAATTTCTGACGGAGATGAACTATAAATTATTTCAATTGTATGTCCACCGCCTGATGGATGCGGATACACATAAAAGTTTTTTGGATCTACCGGGTTATAAACATAATGTTCTACCGCTAGTCCTGTAGAGGAATACCAATCATCCACTTGGTCATCTAAGACCTTTCTCTCAATTATGGTAACCGGAGTTTTGTTTGGACTTAGATTTTTATAAACATCTAAGAGTCTTAAGCCTCCGCTTGGGAGTGCTTGTTTTGCTGTCTGGGCTAAAGTAAAGGATGCATTTGTTGTGCTTGCATCAGGTCTAAATAAAACAATCTCTCTTTGAGCATCGTTTAAATAATCAAGGAGAGTTTGTTGTGACCATCTGACATTGGAGTTGTCTTGTAAGATCTCTTCTGCCTTATCAATGACATCAATGACCTTCACTGTTGCCATGTTAGAGTCCTAGTTGTTTTTTCTCTTCGTCTGAAAGAGATCTCTCATCATAGATAAATGTCCAATGTTCTTCTCTGTGGATAGGATTCCATGGAACTACTTTTCCATATTCGCTTTTAGATGCGATTGGATCTTTTTTGCTTGATGATTTTTTTGTTTCTTTAACAGGTTTCTTTTTTTCTAATACTTCAACCTGTGCCTCTAGATCAGAGAGCTTTTGTTTTTTGTCCAACTCAACACCAAACTCTTCTTTGGCGTGTTGTACTAATTCGTCTTTCTTCATGTGGACTCCTTTTATTATTTAATGTATCACAAAAAGGTGGGGAGCCGAAGCTCCCCTATAAGGTTAATTAAGATGTTTTCAACTTAAATTCACCGATAGCTGTTGGGACAACAACTTTGTACCCGTAAACAGCTAGACCTCTAACGCCATCACCGAATGAAGACTCAAGTCTTACAGTTTCAGTGTTAGTCATTTGTGAGGCATAAGCAATAGCTTTTGGATGACCAAACAATCCAGATGTTACACCTGAAGATGTAGATAGGTTGTTTGATACATACATATTGAATCTATCAATCTGTCCAATAAAGCCATTTCTTAGTGGTGAAACATTGTCACCTGTTAAGTAAGCCTGTCTAAGCTCTGACTGCTTGATTAAGGTAGCAACTGCTGGGTTGATGATCATGAACCTTCCTTCTTCAGGAATGTTGTTGTCATCGAGCAGTTCTCCTGCATCAAGAATATGACCAAGCACGGTGCTTGATGTAATAGTGGCAGGTGTATTAGAAGGATTGTTGATATCTGTTAAAGATGATCCTGCTGCTACATTACCAAATACATCTTGCTCAATAGCGATCTTCATGTTCTGAGCCGCATCAGCTGCTGCTTCGTTCATGAAATCGATATCAGCTTGTCTTCTTAGAATATCATCAACTTTAAAAGCATAGCTTTTAGCTTTGTTGATATCTAATTCGATAGTGCTTGATGTGACATCAGCGTAAGACAAAGAACCTGTGTAGTCAGCAACTGTTACTGCTGGTACTGCTCTTATGTTTACTTTGTTACCTAACCCAGAGATCTCTCCTTCGTACTCGTTAGTTGTTACCTCAGATAAAACTGTCTGAGCATAAAACTTAGCTTGTAGCTTCTTAGAAAAGACTTCTGGAATGAAATGCTGTTCTCCAGCTGCGAAAGAAAAACTTCCACTACTTGATGATAAAGCCATTATTTTACTCCTTTATTTAAATGTCTTTAATTCAAATATGTAGTAAAAATTTTAGGGCCTAACTCTGCCATCCTTGTAAGCCTGGTCGATATCCTTTTCGTATTTCAGAAATTGTTTATCGGTTAGCTTTCCAATTTCAGCAGCAGTCCAAATCTTTTTACTACTCCCAATATTTTGTTTCCTAGCTTTCGGTAAATTAGGTTCAGCATTTTGCTTTGCCTTCTTCACCAAATCCTCTTTGGAAACTTCCGGAGTAGATTTAATCCCAAGTGCTTTTTTATATCGAGACAAGAGTTCAATCGTATCGTCAGCATTTCCGCTTTCGGCTACCTGCTGCCAAACCGGGCTTTGTCTTTCTAGCCAAAGATTAAAATCTTCTGAGTTGGCTACTTGAACAAAGTCGGGATGGACTTCAGCTAACTTAGCTTTGTGCTTCTGCACCATCTCTTCTTGTTGAGCTTTAGTTAATTCCTGAGTAGTTTGCTCAAGTTTTTGATTCACTTTAGCAAATGCGGTGTCAACATAATTCTGAAGGGGTTTCACTAATTCAGGATAATCTTTCATTATCGCAGATAGATCCACATCTACTTCTTCCTTCTGCTTCTCAATGCGGGTTTCACTCCTCATTGATTCCATCGCTTTAACCTTATCGGTCATCTCAGCAATTTTCCTTTCAAGCTCTTTCTCTTTCTGGGTGGCCTTGGTCATTCGTGCCTGGGCATTCTTGTACCGTTCCTCCCATTGTTCAGATGATATCGTTTCCTTATCATCCTCCACTTGTTCGTTCTCTACTTCGGTTTGAATCTCTTCAGCTTGACTCGATTCTTCAGTATCCTGAGATTCTTCGGGTGAAGTCTCCACAGTTTCTACTACCTCTTCGGGGGTGTCCTCTACTTCGGATTCAAGATTTGCAAGTCCTTGGCCCTCTGGTTCGGATTCCTTCTGAGCAGCTTCCATCTGCTTTAATATCTCGTCAGCTTCTTTTTCAAGCCTTTCAGCGATTAACTCGCCTTTAGTTTTAACTTCTTCAGTCATTTTTTATCCTCGGTCCTTAATGTTAAGGGTGTCGATTATTTATATATGTTAGGAGTTTCCTTGCGGGTTCCTAACGAATTTAAAACTTTGTCTGCAATTTGTTCTAAAGATACAATAAACTTAAGTATGTCGCAACGCCCTTGACTAAAGCGGTAGTCCTCCGTTGTTTCCAACTGGTCCCTCTCCTTCTGGCGTAGGTGTTCCATTTCTTGAATCAGCACCGACCATTCCTTCTCCATTTGGCTGCTGATCACCTTGATCGCCTTGCATGCTTCTGGCGATAGCTTGTTGTAGTTGTTGTTCATCCATTAACTCCTTTTGCGATTTAAGTACATCTTCAGGATCAATATCTAGTGATTTAGCAATATCGGTTAAGAGTTTATCTCTCTTAATCATTTGCATATCAGCAGGATTATTGATTAGCGATAGGAACTGTAAAAGTCTTTGTGATTGAACTTCTTTTTGAACCATAGTTGTAGATCCTTTGGCAATGATTCGCATATCTGACTTGATGTCATCATTTGGATTCCAAGTCATATTCCAATCATATAAAGATCGCACTAA